CTATTTATTTTTTTCTAGAAATGTTAATTAGGTTTCTTAAAAAAATCACTTCTTCAATTAAATCTTTTTTACTAAATTTGCTAAATCTATTTCTTTTTTCTTCTTGAGTTAGCATTTTTAAAGGTCTTTCATCTATTATTATTTTCATTTTGTTTATCCTTATTTTGTTATATATATTATAATCGCTAGTTTCAAAAAAGTTCCTATTTATTTAAATTATAGTCCATTTTGTTTTATTAGAAGAGTATTTTTTAAATTTTTCTAAATGTCTTCTTGTATATATTGGAAAATATGTCTTTAATGTCTTCATATCTTCAAGGCTTCCCGTCTTCCATTTATAATCGCTTATTAATTGTTTTTGATGGTCTTCAGCGTCTTCCTTGTATTCCCAACCCGACTCTATTTCAAATCCTATATTATTATTACATACAAAATATTTATAATCTTTGTTGTTTAATTCTTGTAATTGATTGTTATTTAATTTCATTATATTGTATCCTTTATTTTGTTATATATATTATAATCATATGGTTTCAAAAAGTTCCAAAAAAAATAAAAAAAATTAATATAAATATAAATATTAATGATATAACTTTAATTGCTAAGTGCTGTTGAGAATCATTATCAATAATATAATAATGCTAATGAGTTATGATAGGACTTAATGAGATTCATTATCAATAGTATTTATTGTTATTGAGAATCATTATCAATAATAATATATCACTTTATAAATATATTTTAATGATAATGAGAATCAATCTCAACAAGAATTAACCCCCATGAGGGGAATTTTCAACGGGGTGGGTATAAAACAAAAGAGAGACACACATTCTAATTCTATTTTTCAACTTTTTATAACTTTAATTTAAGATTTTCTTTAGGTGAGGTTTTAGGTTCTTATATATATTTTTTTAATTTATAATTAAGAATTTATAATTGCATTTTTGGTGAATGTTGTTGAAAGGATAGAGAGATATTACCCCTGTACAATCAAGTCAGAGTCTCTAAATCCTTTGCAACTTGCATTTTCGGAGCCATGCTGCTATTGGATATGATTATAGCAAATAAACTAGAACCACGGACAATCATCAGTTTCGGGTTATTTCCCTAGAATCGGCCTCAATTGTCTTCGAGTTGGCCTGTGACTTTGATTCACCCCTTATTGTAGTCACTTTTCAAGCATAAACGCAACAAGTCTCAAACCAAACCATTTATGCGAGGTGTAATTTATGTTAAATTTTTTTTAAAACCAAATATGTCTTATATTAATTCATGGATTTTAAAGTAATTAAGGGAAAAAAGAATTATTTGTATGATTCCATACAAGAATTTCGGATTCATCACCCAGATGAGCCACTAAACGAGAATTGGCGTAAGGCAAAGGAGGGTGAATGGGTAGTTACAGACGACCAAAACGTGTGTCAGATTCTAAAATGTTACGATTTAAAGATAAATATGTCCAAAAAAGTTACAAAATGCTCAAGAACTGTCTTAGGTACGTTCAGGGTAGATAATCATAACATTAAATTACTGGGTGAAGACGGTATTGCAGAGAATATATACACGTTTTCAAGGACATATAAAGCATTTAAACAATATCAAAAAGACGGACTCAAGCCAAAAGAGTTTGTTTTTGCTAGATATGTGGCTGAGGGGATGGATATCTCACAGGCATACGCAAAAGTATTCAAGAATTCAAAGAGTAGTGAATACATTGCCAGCTCAGCCAAACAATTAATGAAAAAAGATGAGGTTAAAAAGATGGTAAAAGAAGAGATTAAGAAGGTGCTAGAGGAAGAAAACGTATCCGCTAACTGGATTGTAGGTAGATATAAGGATATTGCAGACCTTGCCGACAAAGATTCTGATAAATTACGTTCATTGGACTCGTTGTCAAAGATTTCAGGTTTATTTGACACGGAAACAAAACAAGAACAATTGACTGTATGGTCAGGTTTTACATCAGAACAAATGGAGGCACTTAAAGATGGAAGCAAAACAGAGCTCATCGGACACAAAGAAACAGAGTAGAGACAAAGACCCTTGTCCTGTATGCGATTATGACTTGTATTTTGATTCTGATGCAACGAAAAGAATTGGCATAATCAACGTAAAAAGAAAGGTTCTAGGGTGGATTTGCCCTGAATGCGATAGTGAATTTGATTTAGACGATAATATTGTGTATATTTACGGTGAAGATTCAATACAAGGAAAAGCATAAATGCCACATTTACCAGGACATAACAGACCATTTACAAGTTTTTTAACACAAGGTATGCAAAATACTAATCAAAATCTTAATACAATGAGCATGCCAAACAATCAAATTAATTTTCCAAAATACCCAAACCCATCAAATCTTCCTATGCAACCTGGATTTCAAGGTGTTGGAAACTTTTACAACAAGCCTATGCCGAAAGGGCCATCAGAAATTCCTATGCAGCAAGACTTTATGGATATGGGTGGACCTAAACCTACAGATAAAATTCAAAATCCAATCAACATTCCTATGCAGCAAGACTTTATAGGTACGGGTAACATTAAACCTATAGAAGAGCCTTCGCTTGGCAATCAAATTGATTTTCCAAACTATTTACAAGAAGACCCAAATTATGTAGCACCACCTATAGGTATGCAAATAAATCCTGCTGAGCAGTTAGGTGCTATGGGTCGAGGTTTTGATGTAAACAACGATGGAGTTGTTGATATGTATGATGCAACAGCAACTATTCTTGGCACGTCTCCATTCGATTGGATGCAATCAACTGGAACTGGACAATTTACTTTTGATGACTATATTGAGTCATTTTATCAAGGTGGAATAGAACAAGGTCTTTATCAAAATGAAGGCAACTTAATGTATGAATCAGCTACAGATTGGTATGAAAACTTATATCCTGGTACTCAACAAGTTTTACAAGAACAATTTAATACTCCAGATTATCATATGGGTGAAACAATAGATTTTTATCTTGAAGGAGGTGACTCAGGAAGTTATATGGGAGATAACCCTTTGTATGGTCTTAGATATGCACCAGGAGCTCCTACTCCTGGAGCTGCTACAACAGCAAATATGGGTTCGTATTATGATATGGGTTACGGAGAAGAGTCTCAACAAGGATTTCTTGAAAATTTAATGAACTATGTGCACCCATCGCAAAGTGCTCCGCAACAATTTACAGGTGGTGGTGGAACAGGAGGTCAAAGAGCAAGAGACTTATATTATCCTGGAACATCGGGTGGTTTTGCAGGAGTTGGCCAAGGACTTAAAGGTGGCGGAATGCAAGATATGTTAAAAAATATGATGGGTTAATATAGATGAATGATTTATTATCAGCATTGTTAGGCCAAGCAGAATCCAATTGGGGAATGGATGAGGCAGCAATTCAAGATGCAATGGCAAAAATAGCATTTCATGAAAGCAAAGGTGACGCAAAAGCTATGCAATTACTAGATGATGGTAGTTATGGTGTGGGTCGAGGCTTATATCAATATGAAATAGGTGACAAAGAAGGTGCACATACCGCAATAAACAGACTAATATCATTTAATAATAACTTAAAAAATCCATATAATATAAGTTTTTTAGATTCAATAGTTGATGATAAATCGTATGATTTTAGTCGATTAACTCCTGAACAACAAAAAATGTTATTTTTAGCAGACAAATTAGGTGACGAAACAGCTAATATGGGCAGATATGATATAGATGGAGATAAAGTTTTATCAAATGAAGAATTAGCTGGGTTTCATGCAGACGAGCATTATGCAGGGTACGGAAATGCTCAAGACGTTATTTATGAATTGATGGGTGGACAAGGCCCTACAGATACACCTTTACCTATTTTATCGCAAAGTGATATTGATAGACAATCATTTATAGACAAAATAATTAAAGACTATCAAGCTTATAAACCTTAATGGCAAATTTAAACCTTAATGGTAATGTTTCAAAAAACGAAGAAGCATTACAATTAGCACATTCAAATCTTATAACATTTGGGAAATTGTTTTCCCCACAAGACTTTTTGGCAAGCGCAACGCCAGATTTTCATATTGACGTTGGAAAACTACTATTAGATAAAAATAAACAACAATTAGCACTAGTATTACCACGTGACCATGCAAAATCCACTTTGGCTGCTGCAGCTGTTCTACATAGATTTTTATTTGCTACAAAAGATAAACCTGAATTTATTGCATGGATTGGAGAGGCACAAGACCAGGCTAGAGATAATTTAAATTGGATTGCTAACCATATATATTCTAACCCTGCTATACACTATTATTTTGGTGACCTGCAAGGAGATAAATGGACAAAAGACGAATTTACTTTGAGCAACGGATGCAGGATGATTGGCAAAGGTACATCACAAAGACTTCGTGGTAAAAAGCAATTGTCATCTAGGTATACAGGTATTATACTTGACGACTTTGAATCAGAGTTAAATACTAAAACACCTGATTCACGTAGGCAAATTAAAGAATGGGTGACTGCTGCTGTTTATCCTGCTATTGACTTTGATAAAGATGGTTTTCTGTGGTGCAATGGAACAATTGTTCATTATGACTCATTTTTAAATGTATTGGTTAGAAACAAGCAAGAAGCTGATAAAACAGGTGAAGATTATGCTTGGGATGTTTATACAAAAAAAGCAATAGAAGATGGTAAACCATTATGGCCTTCTAGGTGGCCAATGAAAAAACTTGAAGAACGTAAACAGTTTTACATTGATTCAGGCACTCCTGCAAAGTTTTATCAGGAATATATGAATCAAGCCAAGTCACCAGAAGACCAAATATTTAGTGAGGGGGATATTAATGATGGAATATATCAAGGCAATGCAAGGTTTGATGAAGCAGCTGACTCGTGGTATATACAGTTTGCTAATGGCGATAAAGAATATGTTAATATATATATTGGTGTTGACCCAGCCTCAACGATTACTACTCGTAGTGATTATTCCGTTATTATGGTGTTGGGCGTTACTAGCGATTATGATTATTACGTTATTGAATATTGGCGTAAAAGAGTCTTACCCATGGAGTGTGCCGATGAGATATTTAAAATTGCTAAACAATACTCGCCAATCAGAAGAATAAATATTGAGACTATTGCGTACCAAGAAATGTTACGTGACTATATAATGAAAAGAAGTAAAAGCGAAGGATTGTTTTTACCAGGCATAGAAAAAGGTATTAAAAATTATAACTCAAAAAAGAAGGATAGATTGTTTGAAGGTTTACAACCTATGTTTAAAGCTGGAGCTGTGCATCTTAAGAAACAACATCATGAATTTATTGATGAGCTCATTGATTTTCCAAAGGGTTCTCATGATGATATTATTGATGCTTTTTATTTAGCAACACAATGGGCTAAAGGCAATGCAAAAGCAGGAAAAATTAAAAAAGAAAAAACTAAAGAAGGTTATTGGGCTAAGCCTAAAAAAATGTACGATTGGATGACAGGAAGGCGATTATAAGGCGATTTGTTATATATTGTAATTTTTTATTATATTATATATTGTGATTAAGGAAGATTTTAGAGCAAAAGAAATACGTGAATTGTTTGACAGATGGTCAAATGCAAGAGAGGACTGGGATGTTGCTGCTCGTGAAGACATTGATTTCTATCTAGGTAATCATTTTAGTGACGAGGAGATGGATGAACTTTCATCACGTAATCAATCAGCAGTTCCAATAGATAGATTATACTCTGCTATTGAACAGTTTAAAGCTATTATTACATCTAAGCCACCAAAGTTTTCTGCTATAGGTAGAGAAGATTCTGATAACAAACTTGCACATGTTTGGAAAGTTATCCTAGAATATATATGGGATATATCTGATGGAGATGAACAATTTAAACAAGCTGTTCATGATTATACAGTTACAGGTCTAGGTTATTTTTATGCATATATAGATAAAGAAGCTGATTATGGTCGTGGTGAAATAAAGTTTAAGCACCTTAATCCTTTTAAAGTTTATGTCGACCCTAATTCAAGAGATAGGTATTTTGATGATGCGTCAGGAATAATGGTATCAAACATTATGAGCAAAATGCAATTGCTTGATGCATACCCCCAATTAGGTCAACCAATAAAAGAAGACGATGAAAAATTAATTATAGATAGCATAGAGACCGTTTCTGAGGAAGATTGGCCATCTAATCATAATAAAAGAACAATGGGCTCGTTTACGCCTGATGAGATAAAAGATTATGATTATGAAGGCTCGAATGAAAAATATAGATTAATTGAAAATTATTCAAAAACAAAAGTTCCATATTATAGACTTTTAGACAAAAGAAGTAATCAAGAAAAAATTATATCTCAAGAACAATTTGAAGAGTTTTCAAAAGATAAACAATTTTTAAATGCAATTGAAAAAGGTTTTATTGATTATGTAGAGGTGCAACAAACAAGAATACGGCAGACATGTTGCGTAGGGCAAATAGTTTTATATGATTTAGTATTAGATACAGATATGTATCCTATTGTGCCTGTACCAAATATATGGACTAACACTCCATACCCAATGAGTGATGTAAGAAAAAATAAAGATTTTCAAAGGTTCCTCAATAAGACAATATCATTAATCACATCACACGCACAAGCTAGCTCAGGACTAAAACTTCTTATACCTCAAGGAAGTGTTCAAGACATAGAAGAACTCGAAAGAGATTGGGCTAACCCAAATGCCACCCTCGAATATGATGCATCTTTTGGGGAACCACATTTTCCATCGCCTCAACCATTATCAAGTTCTATTATGCAATTGCCACAGTTGATAGAAAAATACATAGATTTGAATATGGGTATATTTGAAATGATGCAAGGAAATGCAGAAGCTGCACCAAGAACATCGTCAGCAACTATGATGATGGAAGATTTTGGGCAAAGACGTTCTAAGTCTAAGTTAAGAGATATTGAAGGTTCTTTAAAAAGAGTTGGGAAGGTTGTATATAATTTAGCTAAATCACATTACAACTTTGAAAAAACATTTAGAATAGTTCAGCCTAATAATGATATAAATGAATTTACAGTCAATAAAAGACTTTATGATGACAAAACAAAAGAAATACAATCAATTGAAAACGAAATATCAGTAGGTCAATTTGATATAAGAGTTATTGGAAACTCTACAATGCCATCAAATAAATGGGGTGAATGGGAAATTTATATGCAAGCATATCAATCAGGACTTATTGATAGAGTTGAGGCATTAAAGAAAACAGATATATTTGACAAGGAGGGTGTATTGTCAAGGTCAGACCAAATTATGCAATTACAACAAGCACTACAAGGTGCTCAACAACAAATTAAGAAAGTCTCAGGCGACTTACAAACTGCACATCGTGAATCGATACAAGCACGTAAACGTACTGAGGTAGAAAAATTCAAGGCAGAACTTAGTAAGGATGCTTCGGAATCGAAAGCAAATACTAAGCTGACAGTTGATAGACTAAAAGATGCGGTCAAGCTCGAGTCAGAGAAATTACGATTAGGTGGTCAAGCTCAGTTACGACAAGAGAAATCGCAAAAGGAGAAGTAAAATGACAGACGCATATGAAAATGGAAATCCTCAACCTGAGGGTCAAACCATTGATAATGTAGGGCAAGATGAAGGACAAAACGTTGAAGAGAATTCTAATCAGACTTGGGAAGAACAGGCCAAGTACTTCCAATCTGAAAAGGATAAACTCGCCAATGAAAATCAAAATTTAAAGAAATATGAAGCGATTGGGAATTTATTAAAAGCTAGACCTGATATTGCTAACACAGTTGCAACAATGGTTCAAGGTGGTAATAATGGACAACCCGTTGGCCCGCAACGTATTGAATTAGATAAAGATGAATTTGACCCATGGGAAGCCTATAATGACCCTAAATCTAAATCGTATAAGTTCAGACAGCAAGAGCTACAAGATAGTATCGGACAAGCTGTAAACCAAAGGATGGCAGGCGTAATGAAACAACAAGGAGTTCAACAATTAAAGGGTAACCTTTTACAGCAAGGATTGACTCCTGCTGAAGTTGATTCTTTTATGAGTTTTGCTGCTAAAAATCCTTCGGAATACGGAGTTGAAGGTGCTGTTAAGATGTGGAGAGCTGTTATGAACGAAGGCCAAGGCACAGTTGCAGCAGATAACCCACTTGACAATGTTAGACAAACACAAGAAACCCCAACACCTGGTGGTATATTGCAAGGTCAGCAACCTCCTGCTACAAGCGGGAAAGATGACATGTGGGATTCAATTGTAAGTGCTGGTAGCCGAACTAACGTTTTAAAATAAATAACAACTAGGAGAAAAAATGGCTACATATAATAGTGGACAAGTACAATCGGGTACTCCTGGAACAAGTCATACAGATTTTCATTCAAGAAGACTGTTCGACTTTAGCGATAGGGTCGCTGAACTATCTCCAGACGAGTCACCATTTTTTGTATATTTGTCAAAGGTAGCAAAGGTTCCTACATCAGATTCACAATTTAGGTTTTTAGAAGATAGAACTAAGATTGCAATGACTGATAGAACTTTTACTACATCAAGTAATCTTAGCACTATAGCTGAAGATACAACAGATACAATGACAATATCATCATCACCATGGTTAATTAAAGGCATGGTAATAATGGTTTCCTCTACAATAAGTGGTATGGGTGAAGGTACTAATGCTGCAACATGCGTTATTACTGCGGTTAACTCAGCTACTGAAATAGAGGTACGATGGTTAAGAGAAAACGCTACATCAGGAGTAACTATTGATGGCTCAAGCACAGCTGTAAATTGTCAAGTAATTGGCACAGCTTATGCTGAAGGCTCAGGAGCTCCAGACGTATTTTCTCAAGAGCTAGATAACGATTATGGGTTTACCCAAATCTTTAAAACAGCTTGCGAGATGTCTAATACAGCAAGAGCAACAGTTTACAGAGGCTATGCTGATGAATGGTCAAGAATATGGAATCTTAAATTAAGAGAACATAAGATTGACATTGAAAGAGCAATGCTTTTTGGTCAACGTGCTCAAGTTGGAGGTGTGAATTACACCGAAGGTGTTGTAGGACACATAATAGCAGAAGGTGCAGCTCCAGCAGTAGACGACACTCAACTATCTTACTCAGAAGGAAAAGCTTATCATAAATCAATAGCTTCAGGCTCAATGACATATGATAACTTTTTATCTGATTTAGAAGTTGTGTTTGACCCTGCTCGTGGTGGAAGCTCAAGCAAATTAGCTTTATGTTCTTTACCTGTTATCTCATTGTTTAATAAATTAGGAGATGGTGCATTTGTTGACGCTTCAATGGGTCATACCGCTAATCCATATTCTTATACAATGGATTCAGGCAAAGGTGCATTTGGTCATAAAGTTATGAAAATAGAAACAGTTCATGGTGATATGTCTCTTGTAAAAGAGCCTTTATTCCGAGGACTATCTTCAACATTCATGGCTTTGGTTGATTTAGACCATGTGTCTTATAGACCTCTTGTTGGTAATGGTGTCAATCGAGATACTGCAATCACAACAAACGTGCAACAGGCAGATGAAGATTTAAGAAAAGACCTTATTTTAACTGAGGCTGGTCTTGAAATCACATTACCTGAAACACATGCGTTGTTCAACATAGAAGGAGCTTAATCTTATGAGAAGTGATGTATTAAACTCAAGTAGCAATAGCTATGGACAACAAATAGACAAATGGAAGATTTCAGCTAAAACTGCAGCATTCACAGCAGCTGACGGATTTTGTTATCTCGTTAGTGATTTGGATGGCTGTGCTGTTACCTTACCTGCACCAAACGTTGGAGATAGAATCAAAATAGTTTTTGCAGCAAACACAAGTGGTAATCATACCATTACATGTGACGCTACAACTACATTGTTTAGTGGATACGCTCTAATGTTAGATGCTGATGGTACTATAGCACAATCTAAAGTTTTTGCAGCAGACGAAACAGATGACGATGTTTTCACTTTAAATGGTGGAACAACTGGATTTGCTGGAACAGTTGAGCTTGTAGGCCTGAGCGATAAGCTTTGGCAAATAGAAGCAGTTGTATATTCTGAAGGAACTGTTGCAACACCATTTGCATAAACCAAAGCAATAAGGTTTAATAGTTTTGTAGAACTATGGGGTAGGTCGTATAAAGGGCTTACCCCCAATCTACTAAGAATTCTATAATAACAATAACAAGCTCATTCACGCACACCCATGTGCTTAGAGCAGGAGGATAATATGGGAATATTAAAATACACAGTAGCGGAAAGTAATAATTTAAAATTAGGTCAAAATGGTTTTGACGTTATACCTGAACACGATAGTACAAAACAACTTCCTGGAGAAGGAAGTGTATGGGTTGCTTTAAAATGCGTAGCAGCAATAACACCAGGAACCACAGCATACGCAGACCAATTTTGTCAAATCACAGCAACAGTTGAAAACGGTGACGCATTAAGCCAAACCTTTTTACAGCCTGGTGACATAATATATGGACGTTTTAATGCAGTTGTAAATCACACAAATTCAAATGCAAAACTTTTAGGATATAGAGGTTAATGGCTAAGAAAAAAGGATTGTGGGCAAATATACACGCTAAGCGTAAACGTGGGGAGAGACCTGCTAGGCCTGGTGAAGAAGGCTACCCCAAGACACTTGACATTGCAAAACTAGGTGGAATGCTTCGTGGACCATCACATAGCAATGGAGGAATACCAATTGAAGCAGAAGGTGGTGAATTTATAATTCAAAAAAAATCAGTTAACCCACAGACGGAAGCTGCTTTGGAATATATTAATAAATTTGGTAAATTACCAACAACAGACGCAAGGAAAAGGGGGAAGAAATAATGCCAAAAGTAGGAAAAATGAAATTTCCTTATACAGAGCAAGGTATGAGAGAAGCTAAAAATTATGCAGGACAAACAAAAAAACCATTGGTTATTGAAGGTGGAAACGGTTCGTCAAAGTATGGACATGGTGGGATGGTTAAGCCCATGAGACCAATGTATAGAGGCGGAGGAAGAGTAATGAATCCGTTGGTAGCTAGAGCATTAGCAAGTCAAATGGCTAAAATGAAAAAAGGTGGAAAAGTTAACAGGCCTAAGATGACTGACAAGCTAAGAGCAGAGCTTATGATTGAAGGATTGAAAAGACGTAGTGGTAAGAAACGTAAAGGAGCTAAAAAGTAATGGCAAATGAATATGATTATCCTGTATATGATGCAGGTGGAAGAGTTGAAATGTATAAAGAAGGTGGAAAAGTTAAAGAAGATAAAAGGTTGAAAGACTATAAAAGAGCTAAGGAAGATGGCTTGGATAAAAAAACTGATACACGTTCTAAAAAAATTATGGCACAAATTGAGAAAAAGAAAGAACAAGCTTTAGATGAAAAAGCTATAAGACCTGCTAAGTATGGTGCTAAAAAAGCAAAAAAAGGTGTTAAAAAAGTTTCCCCACAAGGAACTCCTCGTGAAGAAGCTATAAAAAAAGCAAAAAAGAAAAAGAAGTAATGCCGATTTTTATATTTGACAAAAACGACAATAAGGTTGTTGAAGTAAGTCAAACTCCAGAAAAATTTGATGACACAAGAAATCATGTGAATATGAGAACAACTTGGAGTAGTCAAACAAAAATAGAGTTTAGCCAAACAACAATGGACCAAGATATTGCCGATAGGAATGCTAGATAATGGCTTGGAATTTTTCACAACAAATACATTCTCTAACAGGCTTAGATGGTGATAGTTCATCAGCAAGTGAAGCGTCTGACGCAACCTTTCAACAGTTGTGCACACAATGGCTTACAGATGCAGCAAAAGAAGTTATAAACACACTTCCTTCAAAATTAAAAATGGAATGTGCTACAATCACATCTTTAACATCATCAACTCCAATGGATTTAGATTCAAGTGGTAATGTGTTTCATGTTACTCGTGAAAATGCTGATGATGGAGTTCATATAGGGTGTAGGCAAATAAATCCAATTCTTTCAGGCTCAGCTAGTGACTCAACAAGTATTCATTTAGCAGGGGTGAATGACCCTGTGTATTGGGTTGAAAGTGACACAAGCGGTGACCCAAAACTATTTGTAAAGCCTGACCCAACTGCTGCTCAACCTGCTAGAGTGCATCATATAACATTTCCATCAGTTGCATATAACGCAACAGCAATAGTAAATTTTCCTGATGAAGCTGAGTATCTTGTTCCTTTGAGGGCATCTATAACTGCTTTAGAATATCAGGCTGTAAACGAAGAAGACCCCGAATTATATCTTCCACTTATACAAAATTTAAAACAAGACTACACGCAAGGATTGCAAATGCTAGGAGTCTCTCAGCCACAAGGAGCTAGATAGTGACAGCTAAAAACATTATAGAGCAAATAGAAAAAATGTTTGGAAGACAACCTGAACAATATATGTTTCAACTTATTAATGATGCATTGGATGATATTGCAGCACAAAAACAACATCGCACAGTATCAAAATCAACCGATTTAATAGGCTATGATAGGTGGTATGTTTTAAGTGACGATGTTATAGATGTTAAGAGAGTTGAAATAAAAGACACAAACAATAGATATGTAATGATACCAAAGCTTGCAGACCCTCATAAAATATTGAGAGGTGATACGGATAAGCAAACTCTTCACACTGGCACTGTTTGGGCTGACACAGATACAGGAGCTGATTCATTAACTTAGGAATATTATGGCAACAGATAAAAGAACATATCCAAATAATTATTTTGCATGGTACAATGACGATGACAGATTAGCTATATTATGCCAAGACACCACATCAACTCCTGCAGAAAGCACAAGAGATAAATATGACACATATCAAGGTGCAGACGTTTCAGCAGGCATTAGAATTACATACCATTCTAAATACGGAACAATTGATGCTCAAACTGAAGATTTAAAAACAGAAGCAGGATTAGATAGTGGTTTGCATCCAATGGTTGTGTGCTATATAAAAGCAAGAATGTTTGAAGATGCAGGAGATTTACAAAAAGCAGCTTATTTTAGACAGATGTATGAAAAAGGTGTGCATCAATATCCATTAAGAAAATCAGGAGTAAGAGCATTAGCTGTTCCTAAACTATAATGGCAGAAAAAGTAGAAGATAGATTAAAAGTAGAAGTTGATAGTTATAACGATTTAAATCAAAAAAAGAAAGAACTTGAGATTGAGCTAGGAAAAGTTAACCAAGATATGTTAAAGATTTTAGGCAAGATTGAATTATTACAAGATTTAAACGAAGGTAAAAATGGTTGATTCATTAAAAACAACAGCTGCAAGCGTCACAGGAATAAGCGTAACATGGATTGAATGGTTACCTGTTGCGGTAAGAGTAGCTGTTGGGGTTGCTACCTTTGTATATATATGTGCTAAAGCATATAACGAAATTAAAAAATAGGTTACTATGAGCAAAGATAAAGGCGTTGTAAAACGTGTATTTGTAACACCTGATAAACATTTTCCACTACACGATAAAAAGGCAATAAGTGTGGTGAA